CATCGCGCAGATCAGCATTAGATGCTTTCTTCATTTCGGCGAAATCAATCACATCAACCTCATTGCTTACAGATTCAATTAGATCAACGCAAGATTCCTGCTCCTCTAAATAAAGATGGTAGGAGCCATCATTGGCGATGAAAATCTTAAATACATCGCTCCAGGTGTTATCGCTCATTTTGTTAATGCCTTCTTCATCTTGGCTCTGCTCTTTTCAGCCTTGTTAACCTGGGCTACTACATCTACCCCATTAGTTAGAATTGTGGCGAAGTAGGCCCCTAATAGAGCCAAAAGCGCAGCACCAGCCATTATTGCCATTTCCATTTCTATACCCCCTTTTAAGTGCCTAGATGCCTAGGCGTGGCTTTATTGTGGCACACATAACTCTTAATTGCGCTTAGCCTAGGCCGACACGCCGAGGATGGATTAGGGCCTGGATTTGCATGTATAGACGATTGGCAATACACTTATGCCATAGGGATACAAAAGTAGCCCACAAAAGGAAGGCACCAAATGAACGCAAAGAAAGTAACAGCAGATCAGAAGTTAGCATTTGTAGAAAAAATAATTGCTTCAGATGTTTTTAATTCATCTGAGGTTGCAGCAGTAGCAATTCTTCAACAATTAGTTGATGATGCTAAAAAAGAAATTGCAACTCAGTTTGTAAATAAGCAAGATGCAGATGCTCGCAAATCTGGCAAGATGATTGCTAATAAAAAAGAAGCAATTAAGGTTGCAGCAAATGTTGTAAGTTTTGATACAGATACAGTTGCTGGCGCTTATGCCCGTGAGTTGGGAGTTAAACTGTAATGCAAACAAAAACAGAAATGCGTTCATTGGTAAAAAATATGCGTGAGCAACTTCGCTGGATTGAGGATGCTATTAAAAATGGCAACCAGGAGGATATTGATCAACTATCTGTTCAATTATCTGCAACTGCTCTATTGCTTGAAAGTGAGGTCAACTAATGCAACGCTCTAAAAGATATTACCAGGTGCGAACAGTAGCCAGAGCAACTTTCTGGTTACTGGCACTGGCCACGATTTACTTCTTGGCAACTCATATCAACTACACGCCAGATGGCTACTGTTTCGGTTCAATGGATAAATGTTACCTGGAGGGGAAATAATGAAATGTCCTAAATGTGGTACTGAGCCGCATACACCAATTCAAATTAAAAGAGCAGGAATGTGCCGATGGTGCCAAAAACAACAGGAAGGGAAATAATGTTTAAGTACGCAACTGAAGAAGGCGGCAGAATCGCAAGTTTAAAGATTTGCGATCTATGCGATAAGTGGCACGCAATTTGGTTTTTAACTTATGAGCATCCAAATGCTGAGAGGTACTCAGTTAATGTTTGTGTTTACTGCAAGAAAAAGAATGCTGAATGGGAGGTGAAGTAATGGCTGCAATGAAAGAACTCTTTATTGAGATTCAAATGGATATGCTGGCCTCTGCTGAGGTTTTGGCAACTGCTAGTAATAGCGCTGATCCAGAGGAAATGAGCAGGGCTATCTATACCAGTATGAAAGTTTTAAATCCGCATCTAAAAATGTTATTAGGAGAGTAATGGCTACCAAACCGCAAAGATCAGTAAGAGTTTCAGAGATTCTCTGGAACAAAGTAAAGGCAAAGGCTGCAAGTGAGGGCAAAACCGCCTCTGAGGTAATTAATGATTTTCTCAAGGATTACGCCAAGTGAAGTTAGTTTGGATGGTGCTGGTGGTGCTGGTAGCAATCGGCAAGGGCAGGCGAGTTCTGCCCTGGGCTATCCTGGGCTACCTGGGCGGTTGGATCGCCCTAGGCGTGGTTCTACTCAGCCGCCAGCGCCCCCTGCGTACAGTTCCGCCCTGGTTGCTGAATTTGGGTTATCAGAGCCAGGCTAAGCGTGCAGTTGCGCAGATAAATACACCAAAGGATTTATTGGGCTAAATGCTTGATAATTTAGTGTTTGTCTATACACTTATAGCATTGAGAAAACTCTCAATAGAAAAGGAAGGCACCAAATGACTAAAGCAATAAAAGAATGGATCAGCAAAGATGGTTCATTTGGAATAAGAGTAAATGATGATTTAACTTATCAAATACTTAGAGATGGCGAAGTTGTAAATACAAATCATGCAATGGATAAGTGGTACGACACCGCAGGGCAAGTTGTAACACATATTCAAAATGATATTGATTTTGGATACTATCCAAAACTTGCAGGCATCAAAGGAGAATTAGTAAAAGCATAAACAAAAGAAAAAAATCCCTACCTTCGCCGACGGCTGGCGAGGTAGGGATTTTTTATTGGGCCATTGCCTGAGCAATGCCCTGCTCCAAAGAAATCTTTGGCTCATATATTTGATTCATAAATCTTGGATTACCAACACGATACTCAACTCCAACTGGTTGCGTTGGATCAGTTTGAATTGGTGCTAAGTAACCAGCAGATAGCATCATCATCTCTGCTAATTCAATAAAAGAGGTTGCCCTACCAGAGCAGATATTCATAACTTCAACGCCGTTAATTACGGCTGCAAAAGTTGCTTCAACTACATCATCAATATGTACAAAATCTCTTACTTGCTCACCTGTTCCCCATATTTTAAATGGGCTGGCTTTTGCTTTTGCTCTAGCAACAAAAGATGGGAATGGATAATCTAAAGATTGATCAGCGCCATAACCTGAGAATGGGCGAAGGATACTAACCTTCAAGCCTTCATCCCTGGCGTATTGCGCAAGCATCTCACCAGTTAATTTGCTCCAGCCATAAGTTTGATCAGGCGTTCTAATGTGTTCTAAATTTATATCTTGCTCAGATAATCTCATCTTAAATCTTGATCGCTGCAACATTGTTGGATAGGCAGCAGAGGATGAGAAGTAAACGATTCGACCAGGGCGAGTTCTAAGCGCCCACTGGAATAGATCAGAATCTATCGCCAGGTCGGTGGCAACTGCCAAAGGATTACCTTCAATGGTGGCACGGCCACCGACTACGGCGGCTAAGTGAATGACTACATCAAAGTAAGTGTTATCGGCTGCAAAGAATTTGCGAGCATCAATGCCTGATTTAATATCAAAGCCAAATACATCATTATTTTTTTCATCTAAGGCTCGATGAAAGGCTCTACCTACAAAACCTTCATTGCCAGTAATTAGAATTTTCATTTAAGTTTTGCCAATAAATCCTGATACTCCGCACCAGCCATATAAGCATCAAAGGCAACTTTATCGGCTGAGTAAACTTCAGGAGCATTTACCCTAGCGTAATTATCATCCATTGGCGCCTTGCCATTGAAGGCGTGGCAATGCTCAATTACTACCTCTGGCATATATTTAATCTTATCTAAATCCTGACCAAGTTTTAGCCAGAAATTATCAAGATATAGATGGCGCAAATTATCTGGCACCATTCCACGCAATTCTTTAACTATCGTGTTGGACATCGCAACGGCAGTTGGCAGGCTAGCGCCTTGAAATAGATCATTGCCGTAAACAATATCTGAGCCAGAATAAAGTTGCTCAACAAATAACTCATCCCAGTTTTTAGTTCTTGGCCTGTGGTCATCGCCCATAAATGCAAAGTTATCAACATCATCAATATATTGGCGTGCAACATAATTTAACGGGAAAGCCATTCCGCCAGTTGTATTGTGAATCATTAATACAGATTCATTTGGCAGTTTCCAAGAGTATTCACTGCGAGTTTCATCGGTAAAATCTACGATGTAGATTCGCCTGGATTTTGTTTCTGTATCTACAAAAGCCTGCTCTAACGCTACGGCGTTATCTGGGCGGCCTCTAGTTGGAATTAAGATTATTAAATCAGTTTCGACCATTGGCTAACTCCCCAGCAATGGCAAAATAAGCGGCGCCGTCTATGTAATTATCAGCCTTATAGGTTTCCATTGATCTGGCTACTTTAATTAATGCACAAATCATTGCACTTTGTTCTAGTGTTATCTCGCAATCGAGATAAACAGATAGAAGCCTGCTAATACGAGTAAAGTTAATAGCAGGCGTTCCATAAGCGTTTTGCCTATCGGCGTGAGTAAGCCTCTTGGCCTCATCTAAAATTTCCCCCCGATTCATTTTTACTTTGAACCTTTACCAAATTCTGTTGCTTTAGGATCAAGCGCCTTCAAAATTGGGCCTGCGCAAGATGCCACAAATGCGGCTCCTAATGCTTTTGGTGAAGTTTCACCAGCAAGATAAAGTGCTAGAACAGATGCGAACGCTGCTCGCAAATAGGTTGAAGCAATTGCGATTAGTTTTTCTTGAGTCATTTTTTTCCTATTCTTTGTAAGTAGGTTTGCCGAATCCTACAATGAATACTGGCAAGGATGGTTTTAACTTACCACCATTTTTCTTTTTGTAGGCACGAACCTTTAGGCAACACTCGCCCCCGTTGCGCTGATCGCCCTTTTTATTTGAGGCGGTATTGCCCTCAACAGTGGTTACAGTACCATCGCCATTATCTGAAACTACTATTCCAATATGTGAGATGCGATCTACGCCATCTCCAGGGAAATCAAAGAAGGCTAAATCACCTGGTAGCGGTGTTGCCACCTGGACATCTTGCCATTTTTTATTTTTAATAAAAGCATCGGCGCCAGCCTTTGTTGAAACTACATTAGGGATTTTTAATCCTACTTGAGCAGCGCACCACATAACAAAGGAACCGCACCAGGGTTGGAAATTAACCTTAGTGAATGCTCCATATTTAGTTTGGTTATCTTTTGGCCCTTCAATGTAACCAACCTCGGCTTTTGCTACTTCAACAATCTTTAATCTTTGGCTCATATTCCCCTCATTCGGTTGAATTATTTTTTTTTACTTGAATCCTCAACATCTTTTGCTTGCTTATCAGCCGCCTGGCGTACCTCTACCTCTGTATCAGCAACTGTTTTGGCACCCTTATCAACTGTTGAAAAGGCAGCATTGATTTCATCAAGAGATAGTTTACCATCATCCATAAATGCACGGGCTAACTTCTCGACTACTGCTGCTACTGCGGTTAAACCAGCAACTGTAACTGCGGTAATTGTATCTATACCAGCAATTGCGCCAGCACCAATCACAGATAATCCGCTTGCTGCAAATACTGCAACAATACGCATTAATACATTTTTAAGAGAGGACATAATTACTCCTTTGGATTTCGTAATTTGTAAGTTGCCCCCCATATAAATAGTGAAATAAAAATTGCATAACCAACAACAACTTTGGCTGAACCTTCCAGAACAACCCAAGCAATGAACATTCCTAAGAGTGTCCATAATTGATTAAAAATATCTGAGAACCAAGCCTTCATTATGGATTCCTCCTGTAAGTAGCGGCAGCGCCAGCAATAGATGCTGCCTGCGTTGCGATATTTCCAACGATGATTGCAGAGATAACTACCTTCTCTGATTTTTCTCTCACCTCTGGCGCCATATCTGCCCCCACTTCGCCAAAGGCTGCAAGTGCTGCTGCTGGATTCGTAAATAATTCTTGCAATAATTCAGCAGGATTTTGAAGTAAGGCAATTGCAACTGCCTGTTCTTGCGTTAAAACTACGCCATTAGGGAGGGTAACCTCATCTTTTGGAATTTCAATTGGTTCAACCTCTGGCTTAACCTCTGGCTCAACCTCTGGTTCAGTTGGTTCAACTGGTGTTGGCTCTGTAATTGGTTCAGGTTCAGGAGTTGGTTCTACAACCTCTGGCTCTGGAACTACAACAGGATCAGGATCAGGCGTTACCACTGGTACAGGTTGCGGAATTGGTGCAGGTTGCGGCGCTGGTTCAGATGTTGCAGTAGAACCATCAACTGGCGCAGGTTGTAAAGTAGATGTATCAACTGTTGCAGTGTTTGTATCAACTGTTGCAGTAGATGTATCTGTTGTAGATGTTGATGTATCTGTTGTAGATGTTGATGTATCAACTGTTGCAGTAGATGTATCTGAGGTTGCAGTAGATGTATCTGAGGTTGCAGTATTTGTATCTGAGGTTGCAGTAGATGTATCAACTGTTGCAGTTGAAGTATCTACTGGCGCCTGAACTGGCTCCTCTACTGGCTGCGGAACTACTCCTTGGAAATAACCAAGAGGGCCGCCGTTAAGAGAATCACTAATAAAAATCCGATAAGAACCAGCATAACCACCTGTACAGTAAAAGGCTGGAATGTATCCCTTATCAGCAAAAAACTGATTAGAGTTATCCCAGGAAATTTGATATGAGCGTTGTTGCCCCTCAGATGTGGCGCATATTACAGTTGTACTGCCTATTGCTGCCTGAGCATTTGGAGTAAAAAATAATGATGTTCCTGCAATTAAAATTATTACAAAAGTTAATCTACTTTTTCTCACAGAGTAACCTATAAATTTCATCAATTCTGGCTTCAAGCCGTTGAACTTGAAAGGTTATTTCATTAACTTTATCTTTTACACTGCTGCCACCATTGGGTTTAAGTTCAGATAAATAACTTTTAACCAAGAATCTTACCCCAGTTACTAAGAATCCAATAAGAGTTCCAACGGCAACGGCTATTGCTGCCCATTCGTTAGCGGTCATTTTATGGCGCCAAGTATAGAACTGAAACAGTGGTTGTATTAGCACCATTGGTTGCGGCATAAATAACACTCTTAATAGGAATTACCAGTTCAAGGCTAGTTGCTTTTGAAAATTCTAAACCAGTGCTGCTAGTAACACCTGGCCCACCAAGATAGCAAGGATGGTCATTACTATTAGTTAAAAGAACTCTACGATTTTCACCATAAGATTCAACTAAAATTTGAGCAGTTGAATTTACCAAAAGTTGTTTTGATGAGGCCATTTATCTCCTTAAATAAGCCCCGAATTATCAATAGCATCAATGGCATCATCAATGCTATGTGTTACATCTGGATAATCGTAAAGAATGTGAATCATCTCAGAGGATTCTACTAATTAGTAAAGAGCGCTGATTTCCTCAGCAGTTAAACCAAGGGCGGCTAACTTTGCCTGGGCCGATGCTTTAGCGGCGGCGGTGGCTGCCTCTACTGCATCACGCTCTGCCTTGTCTGCCTCTGCCTTTACTCGATCTTCCTCTAACTGTGCTATTTCTTCATCGGTTAGTTCAACCTCAATCTGCTCTTTAGTTTCGCAGTTGATGATTAGTCTAGTTGGTTTTGTCATGTTTTCTCCTTTATGAGTTTTTAATGCCGTATAGGTAAAATGATGAGCCTGTCGCATAACTACCTGAAGTAGGTTGTAATGTTATTGAAGTGATTGCTGCGGTGTTACTCCATAATGCAGCACTTAATACTTGTGCGCTGGCGGTAGCATTGTTTTCAGCAACACCATCAATACTAATTGATTTGAAATTACTAGAAAGATAATTAGGAATATAGATTGAGTTGTTTGAAAAAGTATTTGCTGTAAATCCGCTTGTTGTTGTTAATGAATATCCATACAGGGTATCTGAACCAGTCGTTGTGCCATTTCCATATAATCTTCGTATTGAAAAATTAGCACCCGAACCATTGAAAGAAAATGTGTTTTCTGTATCAACTGCTGTGTTTCGAGAACTGACATCAATTAATAAATCTGTGTAAGTGCTAGGTATTGAACTAAAAGTGATGCTTGCTGCACTTGAGCCTAAAATACTTTTACTAATAATCTCGTATGTAGTAGCCATTATTCCGCCTTAATTCCGTAAAGGGTAACAATCGTTCCGACTGCAAGATTGCCTTGATCTCCGTAAATACGCACTTGGTTAATTGCAGAAGTAGAACGCCACAAGCCAGCAATAGCCACAACATAATTATTAGGTTCATTAGAACGAATTAAAATTGTTTTGTTTGTTG